TACTATCAAAAATCCTTGTTGTACCCAAGAAGAATATAAAACTTGGTCTTTTTCTTCCTTATTCATTAATATATCTTCAGGTATATATATTCTAGGATACACAAAATATTCATTATTCTTTACGCCAACACCAACAACAGCAGTTAAATCTGTTGTAGAACTCAAATCTAATCCAATATATATATCAAGTGTTTTTTTGTCAGGCATATTGTTATTTTTACAATCATCCCAAGCTTGCAATGGCAACCATCTTTCTGATTGCGATACCCAAATATTCATGTGTTTACAAAGAAAATTATTTAAAGAAGATGGATTGTTTTTTGCTTTTTTTGCTTTTAATCTCATATCTGCTTGATAAACAGATACTCCTAGGTTTGGATTTGATTTTATCCAGTTATCTTCGTTAATCCAGTCGTCGTCAATATCAACTAATCCGTCAGATTTCATATCCAAAGTCGCAATATAAGGAAAATATGAATCATCTTCAATGATACCTTTTAATATTTGTACACAATATTCTCTAACATCGAAACAAATACCGAATCTATTGGTTCCGGCTGTTGTTATTATATACAACATCGGTTGCTCTCTTGAACCAGTGGCAGTGTCAAGAACATCCCACATACCAGCAGTTTTATGAGCATGAAATTCATCAATAGCAGCAAAATGAACATTCAATCCGTCTTGAGTTTCAGAATCTGCTCCCAAAAACTTTAATTCAGATTCAGTCGGCGGATAATCAATTCTTCTTTGTAGTATCTTTACTCGCTTAGACAGTTCAGGAGATTTGCGGATCATCTTTTTGGCTTCGTTATATGTTATCTTTGCTTGGTCTTCTTTGGTTGCAGCGGTATAGACTTCTGCTCCCGGCTCACCATCAGCAATAAGCATATAATTACATAGCCCAGCAACATCAGTTGACTTTCCGTTCTTTCTTGCTACTTCTTGATAAATGATACGGAACCGTCTCAATCCATCATTTTTCGTCCAGCCAAAAGCACAACCCTTAATAAATTGTTGCCAAGGCTCAAGCGTAATAATACTACCTGCCCATTTCCCTTTTGAATGTCTCAGGTATTTATAAAAATCAATTACATGGTCGGCATATTCATAATTAAACTTTAAGCCTCGTTTGTGTCCGTTGCTTAAATCATTGAAGTGTCGCTTACAGGTTAATTGAACAAGTTTTCCAGCAGTGATATTACCAGAAAGAACCTGTTCAGCATACTGATTTACTGGATGATTAACTATGCTTTTTTTTGACATTATGCTATGAACATTTTGTTTTAGAATTCAAAAACCCCTCAAATGGGTCTTCTTTTTTCCCGGCAACATCAAGTATCATCCTTCCACGGCTTGAAGGAGTTAATCCAAATTCCCTACCGGTTTCTAAGTATTGCTTATAATACATTTTTGAAACATTAATATAAGGATTGTGCGTAACATAGCCAGTAGTCCCCGGAGAATATAACATCGATGCTTTAGTATCAATTTCTGCTTCTGCTTTTTGCCATCTTGAAAAAGCTCTGGCATGTACTGCCAACATATCAATATCAATCTCAGTAACTAAGCCATACTTATAAAGCATCAAAGCTATTTTCTTATAATATTCAACAGCTACTTTATCTTTGCTTAAATACTTAGGCGGAATTAATGCAACAGGAGTTATTTCAGGTTCGCTTTCCGACATCTTAGCAAGGATTCCTTTTTTAAGCTTGCTTCTATTCCCTTCAAGAACTTTAATTTGTATAGGCTTTGCTTTCCTTCCTGCCATTATATATTATCCTTATTCTTTATTTGTTCTATTGTTTCCCAACTTTTAGAATATTCGCATTTTTTAAATAACTTGCTAAATCCTGTTAAATGTTTTAATTTTAATAGTTCTTCTGCATCCATTCCTAACTCATTACAAATATCTTCATCTTTTTTACCTTCTTTTAACATATTAAAAACAAGAGAACTCATACCACTTACAGAATGGCTTCCTCTCGCTCTATTATGCCTAACAGTTGACGCCATCCGTTGAGCAATATTTTTTTTTAAAACTACAACAGGAAGCATTCCTCCAGTTGAATCATATATGTCTTTGTATCTTTTCATAATTGAATAACGATGAAATCCATCAATAATTACATATTCATCGTTTTTATCATCATAAATTGTAACTACTGGTTGAGTATATCCATCTTCTTTTATTGAAACATATAAAAGATGCATTTCTTTAGGAGGAACAGAATTAGGATTATAATCATTAGCTTTTACTTTTGATAATGGAATCCATATTACATTATTAATAGGATGTTTTTCTAGCTGTTCCTTAACCATTCTAATAGTTCTCCTTTTTCTTCGTCCGGAATATATTTATTCTTTATTTGATTAATATGATATTTTTTTTCTTTAAATCTGCGATAATCATTAACCTCAGGTCTTATCCAAAAATTCACTAATTTAGTAAAATCATAGTCGTTACTTAATATAGTATTTATAACTGTTTTATTTAATTCTATTCTTATTAAATCATCTATTAATTTTTCTTTATATTTATTTTTTATTTTAATTAATTTAATTTTATTTTCTTTTTCAAATACTAAATTATCAATTAAATATTCACAATATTCATCCCATGAATCAAACATATACGGCAAATCTTTTGGACAAATAAAAGAATTACTTTTTAAATGCTTAATTGAATTAGCTCCGTTAATTTTAACCGATACTTTTTCCCATAACTTAGGCTCTATTTCTTGCATTATTAACAAAGATTGGATTGATGTTTCGTGATGAATACTTGAAATCCTCATATTGTTTATGGATATCCCTAAAGAATACATAGCGTCATATACTTTATTATAATCTAAACAATTATCATTAATAAATTTCCACACATCAACATAACTCCAATCATAAATAGGAGAAAAGCTATAATGGATATCATTAATTTTTTTACACCAAGAAATATCTTTATATTTTCTTCCTGATGTTAAAGTAAGTGACCGTTTAGGAGACTCTTCGCAACGCATGCCAACAACATAACAAGCTTTTTTATTTTTAAAATGAAACTCTATTATATTTTTAAATAAATCATGAAACCTATTTGTTCCGTAATTGTTTTCTTTAATAGATATTAAATTTTTTTCATGTAAATGTTCTTTCCCTTCTTCCCAACAATAACAATATTTTTCTTTTAAATTTGCATTATTAGTAATTACCATCGGAATCTGAAACCAAAAAGGAAATACTTCTTTCATGGTCATTATTTTTTCCATATAATTAACTGTTCCTTGCCATTCTGCTTCTTGGTCTAACCACATCACTTTTAAAGGCAATCTATTTTTTTCTTTAGCAACCATTAAACATAAGTTAAAGCAAACAGTGCTATCTTTTCCTCCAGACATACTAACTATTACATCTTCAAACTCATCAAACAAATATCTTATTCGCTCGAGTGATTTTTCTAAAACATTCTTTTTATTGTATATTTTCAACTTTAATACACCTTTTATATGTTTTTTTTATTTTAAATCCATTATTCAAATAATGATTAATTGACATGGATGTACAAGTAGCTTCTATTTTTTTTATATTTTTACTAAGCACATATTCAATACTAAAATTAAACATTTCTTTAAAATAACCTTTTCTCCTAAACTTAGGAAAAACATAATGATTTTTAAATATAGCTTTGTTTTTCATTAAAATTATCCCAGTGAATCCTATTAATATATTATTTTCAAAGCATCCAAAATATTTAGTTTTTAAACAAAAACATAGCTGTTCTTTTTTAGCATCGGATACATATTTTTCTATATCAGAAAAACATATTTCTTTTATTATCATAACTTAGCCTTATTTATTAATATAGTAGATGTTTCAGTAATAGGATTACCCATTGTCCAATACTTGAACCCGTTAAACGCAAACATTATATACTTCTTCCCTTTAAAAACTTCAACATAACCATTATCTCTTATATACTGAGCTACCTCTTCAAATTCAAATCTATTTACCCATGTTTTTTTTAATGTATACCAGTGAGGATTATTTGGCATTGTTTTTGCAAATACAAAACTAGCATTTTCTAGTAATTCTTTAATTTTATCTTTAATGTTTTCTTCAAACATAAAACTTTTCCTTACAATTAGGGCAAATAACTTCTTTTAACTTATTGTCTTTATTGAATCTATTCTCTAACTCGCAAGCCATTTTATTTATGTCGTTTTCTGTAATCGGTTTATAATCTAATAATAAATCAACTTTATCAAATCCCCAGTTAATTAACTCTTCTTTTTCAAATAGATTATTAAGTATATCAAAATCAAATTCTCCGGTATTTTTGTTAAGTCTAACATTTAGCTCTTTTTCTTTTTCAATTGTCAAATCAATGTAATAAACTGGGACAGTCTGGTTCCCCATTTCCTTCCAAACCTTAACTCTTTGATGCCCACCTATTATTATATTTTTTCTATCAGGATTACTGTTAACAATTATCGGGTCAACGATACCGAACTCTTTCAAGCTTGCTTCAATATCCTTCTTTTGTTTAGCAGACAATTTCCTAGGATTGTATTCAGCTGGAATTAGCTCAGATATTTTAACATTTTCTACTTTCATAAAAACCCCCTTTATAGATTTCCGTAAAAGTATGGCGAGATG